TGACCTTAGTTAGAATCAATTCAGTTTTTAGAAGTTCAAGGAACATCATATTAAATCGTTTGCGAATTTTAGAAACAAACTTACTGAATTTTAATTCATCTCTTGAGATTTCAGAATTTCGACCAAACGACAACATTGAATCTGGTTCAAGACGACTAATTGGAATATTCAATGCTTTATAGAGTTGTTTCTGGAAGTATAAAACATCTTCTATATCGCTTAAATTTTGCCCGCCTGGTAGAGTAGAAACTTCAGTTCCGCGACCAGCACTATTACGAGGCAACCAATAATCTTCTTGCATTGTTTGAAGATGTCGCTGGTCTTTAAATGTACCTGATTCAGGATCAAACGACATGCGATTGCGATAGCTATTTTTTAGATTCTTTAGATACTGCTCAGCTTTTGACTTAGGCAGGTTTGCTGTATCGACATAAAAGATTCTACGTTCAGGCGCACGACTAATACGATAGATAACAAGAGCGTTTTCCATCATGCGCAACTGATTGGCTGCCTTAACTGCTTTATGAATCCAACTAATAGCATACCCAGTTTTAGGATCAGTTAGACCCGAAGTAACATAAACAATTGAATCTGGATTGAGCTGTAGAGCAGTTTTGAATTTGCCAGTCTTGTCGGTTTCTTTCTTTGTATTGGTTCGTTTTTCACCATTCTCATCATAAATGAAATATTCTTCAATTCCAGAAATGACTTTATTTTGCTCATCATATTTAACTGAGCGATACTTAGTCACATTGCGAGAATCAAGTTCAATTACATCTAATAAACCATCACTAGGTTTTTTCTGATCAATAACTTTTTGATAGGACAAACGCCCATCAATGTAAAACATTTTTGCACGTTTATGGATAGTTGAAGTTAGATCAAGAATATTCGCAATCTTGTCCCAAGAATCATATACTTTTTCTTTTATGTTGTCAGAGAGTTCTTCTGAATCAATATCAGACAAATCTAGTTTAACTGGATCAGAGTCATCATCAAACGACACCATTTCACCAATAATGTCTTCAACTGCAAAATCAACTAGATTATAATTGGCAACTTCGCGATATGTATTGATAAGATCTGCTTGACTGTTATATGTCCAATCAAGATTCATAGCAAACTGGCTAATGGCATCTGCATCAACCTGAATTGCACCATCATCAGAATCTACAGCAATCTGATTAGATGCAATTCTTTGCTCTTCTTTATCATCACTAAGCTTGAATTTTTTTAGAAAATCACCAAAAACTGCCATATATTAAAACCCTTTGAGAACATAAAAGATGGAGCTTATATAGCCCCATCTCTATTTATATACATCAAATTAGCTAGAAACACCTGAGCTATCGAGATCAGAATACTCGAATGTCACAGAGAATGTTTCAATTGCATCATTTGAGTCCATTGCTAGATCAATTGGTGCAATCACAGACGGCCAAGCATAACGCATTGTATATTCTTTAATGCGATTATCTTGTGCATCAAGTTGAAACACAGATACAGTTGCTAGATACTCGTCTGGGCTAGTTAGACCTTGGTTAGTTCGGTATGAGTTAATACCATTATGCCAACGCTCAAAAGCATCACGTAGAGCAAAATCAGTATCATTTAGGAATGTTGCTTCCCAAGTATCAAATGTACGATCACCCGGAAGTTTAAGTTGACGACCACGAAAACCCTGAGTGATTGTTCCTAGAGTAGAACCAGGAAGACTTGAAGACTGAACTAGAAATGCAGTTTGACGAATCTCTTCTGCACCACCGGCAAAAGCAGGAAATGAAACCTGAACCTCAAAGCGGTTTGGTCTTGCACCACCTCCACGAAGGGCGCCCAAGAATTGCGAAATAGATGCCATAATTATGACTCTCCTATAAACTTGTTATGTAGGGAGAGAATTAACTCTCCCTTTGAATTAAGCGTTTTCAACTTCTTCGAAATCAACCCCAGTAGCCACTGCGACGAATGAAAGCTTGATAAAGTTGATTGTGCGAGCAGGCTTTAAGAAAATATCACCAATGAATTCATTTGCGTCGATCCGACTTGGAGTGTTATTCGTCTCATCTGCAATAACACGATAATCAGTTAGACCACGACGGCCTTGAACGTTCTCAAGATAAGCATTCACTGCATTACGGAATACCGAACGTGTAATTTCATCGTTGATTTCAAAAAGTTGATATTTTGCTGCATTTGCAATATTCTTCTTTAGCACAATGAACAGAGTTCGAACATTGATACGAGAGAATGCAGATGGACGTTGAAGTGCTGTTTTATCTCCATAAAGAACGGTACCTTCACCAGGAAATGCAACAATAGAGTTCACTGCATTCTTATATAGAACATCACGTTGAGGTTTGTCTGCATTCCATGCAAGCTTGATTACATTCTTTAGCTGGCCACGGTTAAAACCAGCAGGAGAGAACCAAGCTTCAGTCTGAGCAAATGTACGAGCATGGAGTGCAGCAGCATCAGAGTCAGTTGGAATCCAGATGGTTTGATCATTGTACTTGTCGTTAACCAGTTTCCAGTTATCAACATAGAATGCGTAAGAAGTATTCTTATTGATAGTTGTAGTGAAGTATTCCTTGATATTCACTTCTGGACTAGCAGCGTTATAAACATCAGATAGTTCAGGAGCAACAAATGCAATAGAATCACCACGAGAATCCATGATATCAATAACACCAGTTACTTCAGTCGATGGAGTACCAGAAGTGAATACTCGCATAATCTCAATAGTTTCACTATTGTTGAAAGTAGCCCAAGCAGTTGACCAATCAGCATTAACAGCATCGTTGCCATCAACACCACCAGTTAGTGATGCTTCGTATGTTCCAGACACACCGTCAAAAGTGATTGCAGTTGTATCACCCAATAGAACCCAATTAGATTGATTTCTAAGCGCTGTTCCGATGTATGCTGTAGTACCATCAGTCTTCTTGTCGCCAGCTGTTAGAGTCATTAACTCATAGGTTTCAAGAATAGTTCCAGCTTGACCCGTGATGAGACCATCCTCATCAATAACAACCATGTTGAATTCACCAGCTGCAGGAACATAATCAAACTCGGCTGCATATTCCCAATTGGCATAATCAGTATTATCTGCCATAGAAATGCTTAGACTGTTGCCAAGTTGTCCAGGATAACGACCGATGAATGAGATTCCAGTCACAACTGCATCTTCGTATTGATCATCATTCTTGACTAGAATTGGAGCAACACCAGATTCAGCAGGAACAGCGTTTAGTGCAACATCAGAATCTACAGCACGAACGACAATCAAAGGATTGGTGTATAGTAGATAGTTTAGTGCAGAGTGGAAATATAGAGATGTAGTTTTGTCTGGTTGACCAAAACGACGAACCAACTCAGATTCATTACTTGTAATGCGAACTGGCTGTTCTACAGGACCCCAACGAAAAAGACCAGCATAACCGCTAACATTAGCAACAATATTAGTGATGTTGAAAGTTAGATCTTTTTCGTAGGTGTAAACGCCAGGAGAAAGAATATCTGACATGTATAGTCACCTTATAATTTAAATTGTAGTTGTGGATATCTATTAACTATTTATTTATAATGTTATTTAAAATATGCCAAATGAGTGTTGATCTGGAATGTCTCCTGTATACTCACCAAAGTCATTTTCTATAATTCCAAATGGTGCAATTGACTCCATCGCTCGTTCATTCATCTCACTCAATAGACTTGATCTGAAATCAGTGTCGGTTAATTCAATGAAATACTTTTGAGTTGTTGCCCAAGCAAATAATACAAGACACATAACTAAATCATCATGACACCCTGTATCTGCTTCATAGGATCTCCCTTTGGGAACAAATGTACCAAATTCATTCACTGTTTCAAAATCATTGATTATAATTTGTTCTTTTTCAATCATTGTTTTGATTGTAGAGCAACCAACTGCTTTAACAGCTGTGGTTGTGCGAACACCCATTTTGGCATCATGACCAAAACCAATAATCTGTCTATTCTTTTCTGTTATTGTTCCTAATACATTTTCGTACTCAAGATCGTAATACAGAATATTAGCAGTCTGTTCTCCTATATCATTAATCTCAATTAGTACCTGAGCATCGTTATATTTTGTTGCTATATTGTAAATGAGAGATGGATATATCAATGGAGACAGAGTATTATTTCTATATGTTGCAACTACTTCATACGGCTTAGATGTTACATCAATCATCGTCATTGCATGATAATCACCACCAACACCCCGTGAAGTGTCCACAGTAGCGATATATTGGTGATTCTCTTTTGGGTAGTGATATATTTTTAGATCATCAATTTCTTCAACTGGAGCTTTTGTTACTAATTTTTCAAGAGTCTGACCAGATAGAAGTGATCGCTGACTGCCGCGAAATACCACTTCGTGCTCTTGTCTGAACTGTTCAGGTGATGTGTTTGCTATGGTTTGTCGTTTCCATTCTTCGTCACGACCAGGAACCATATCCCATGTAACTTTTAATCGAACGAAATCGTTAACATTCGCTTCAGATTCCGACCATAGCTTATAGAATAGACCACGAGTACCATTTGGTGTAGATGTAATAATTACACGAGATTCTTTACCAGAAGCAACTGTAGGATATGTAGATTCGTAGAACTCCATATCATTAGGGATGAACGCTGCCTCATCGATATAGAGTAGGCCAATGGATTTTCCACGAACTGAATTCGAACCTGATGCAGCTGAGAATATTTTAGAGTAATTGCCAAACTCTACTGTTCTCTTGTTATAAACACGAACACCAGGCTGTAAGAAACACGGAAGCGACTCATACGACAGTTGAACGCGGGATAATATTTCTTGCGCTTGATCTGCCTTGTTTGCAAGAATAGCCGCATTCTTTGCTTCACTAAACATAGCAAAGTGGAGAATATATGCAGCTGTGGTTTGTGACTTGCCTGTCTGACGAGCCTGCATACCAATAACAAATCGGTTATTTTGATATAGATTAAGAAGCTCTTCTTGGAAATCATATAGATTGAATGGAATAATACCTTCATCAATTGATATAATCTTGACATACTTCTTTGTCATATAGACTACATCAAGCGCGCATTTGATCCATTCTAGTTTCTGAAGATCTGTAAATGGCTTATCTTTGATGTTTGATCTCAGAATACCTTCTTTGTTCTTATACCACCACTCATCAGGTACATCAATGAAGTCTTCTACTTCAAGAGAGTATGTATTCTTTCTCAGAAACTTCTTGACTAGACCTTTATGCTCACTATAAAATGACTCGAGATCAAACTCACACAGACCATATAATGCGCTAATTTGAGTTGTGATTGGTATCTCATTATTGATCATCGGGCAAATTGTCCAAATCAGAATCTATATCTTTTGTTGTCTTTTCATCTGCATAATAGTTATTATTCACTTGTGTATATGAGGCAGGCTTATCTTTGTTATTAGTAGGATTCATTTTCTGTTGAAGCCCAATCAAATCCTTAGACATGTCAGCCGAAGTCTTCATAAGATTAGCAGCAACTTCAATTGCACGTGGATGTTCAGACATTTGAGCAACACGAAGAGCTAGATCAAGCGCGGCATTAGAACGACCAATTAGACCATACAAGTTTGAACGCGCAAATTTGTAATCTTCATCTAAGTCTTGATTGTCTAAAGATAAAGCACTTGACTTTTCTTCATAAACAACTGGAACCATGTCTTCAATTTGAGCAGTCTCTTCTTCCAGCTGCCCTTCTTCTGGGTCAGATCCCATCAGAATCTTTTCTAATTGCTCATCAAACTTTGATTTTGCCATAACTATAAATCATCCTCTGTATAGATTGCTTGGTCAATTAGCTGTGGATCTGTAAAGTCAAAATAGTCAACCTTTACTGTTCTAATAATACTGGAATCATTTGTTTGTTGGTAGATATACCCATCAAGACTGAAATTGAACGTTGTTGTCAATTCACGTGATTCTTCAAATGATCCCTCGAATTGATCTTCCATTTGAGAATCTTCCATACTGATCTTAAACGTTGACTCTTTGCCTAGGTCTGGATTATCATTGACCACAACTTGTATAGATGGATTAAACGCAGCAAGAATCTGTTCAACAATCTGGAGCATGTCATCTAAATACTTTGTTGTGATCTCTAAACTAAAATTGAACTTATAAGGAACACGATTATATTGAAAAGAAGGATCAGCAGTTGTTAGATCAACTCGATCTCTATTGTCTAGTTTAAGTCTCTTATTTTTAATTCTAGAGATATCTCTTGACCAACCAACTAGACGAAATGCCATCCTTGGTGTTCGTTTTCTATACTGAATTGTGTCTAGATCGGGTCTCTCATCTAGACGCTCATTGTATTTTTGTCCAGGTGCATAAGCAATTGGAACCTTGATTGTTTTACCATCAGCTCTTACAATCTTCATGTCGTTGAAGACAGATCCAAAGACACCAACCATTAGAGTAATGGATTTGTGATAATAATGATTCTCTAGTAAAGCCATTTCTTATCTAACTCCAAATGGGTTCGATGGGTCAAAATTGATATCTTGGGCTGGATCAGCATCTAGATCATCGTTATCTCCATAGTCTTCAACTATTGTTTCTGGTTGAGGATTAAACATATCATCTAGCTCTTGATCGATGTCAAAATCATTGGTTTGAATATCTTCATAGCTATATTCGAATGTTTCAAGCTTTAGTTCATATACATATTGCTTTCCTTTTTCAAAGAAAGGAGATTCGTTGTTAACAAACTTAACTTCCAGCAATGTATTTGTTACTGGCATGTAGATCAAATCACCTTCTCTTGGTCTTGTTAAGAGAGGAAGTTCTTCACCAAATCGTTTCTTTGATACAATGAATGTTGCTGTTTTCTTGATATCAATTCCAAATGAAGTAAACATCTCTCCATCACCATCAAATCCATCAACTGATGCAGGATACATTTCTATTACAGTTGATTGATTGAACGCATTTGTGGGATCTTCATTATATAGATAATCTACATTGAGTTGTTCACGTTCGATATAAGTGACATCCAATCCTGTTGTCTGAATAGACTCAACAATCAGACTCTCAATCAGATCCTGTTCATTTGTTGCTGTGTAGTGTTGAAAGTACTGATTTGTTGCCATGTCTAATCCTTTCTATTTTGTGTTCTAAGACACTTTCTATCTAACCTATATGAACATATTACTTATTTATAAAAGCATCTCAGAACGAAGCTCTGAAGCTTCTAGCCTATAAAAAAGTCTGTTGGGTATGACAATGAAGTTTCTAGCTCTTCTTTCAGTCTTTCAATATCAGCATTTGCTTCTTCGACCAAACGATTACCATCAATGGTCACACCACCAAGAAGCTGAATGTTTTGAAACTTGGATGTATTCTCACCCCACTGTTTCTTGATTAGAGCAACACAATAATCTTTCAGCCAACGATCATTCCAGATTTGTGTCTCAAGTTCAGGATCAATGATTCTATGTACCTTGATCGCTAGTGGATAATCAGTAGGAAAGTCATAATTAACTCTCAATTTATCACCATGTCGTTGCCACACAAAAGTAGGACTAACAGACGTCATATCCAAAGTTTCTTGAAATGACGTCATTTTCATATAGTAGTCAAGATTTGAAAATGACTGCCATGGACTGAGTTGTTGAATCATCACCTGATATTGATAGGAAAACATTCCACTATGTGCAAAAATAGTTGCAGTTGGTAGAATGTCAACCACTTCTAGAATATCAGATGGAAGTTGAATATAACCATTATCTATATCAGTTTGAGTGACAGGATATGTAACCCATTCTTGAATAGTTGCATCCATATGTTTGTCAACAAATAATTCAAGGGCCTCATCAATACGATCATCAATCTGTTCAACCGCTACATTAATATTAATCACAGGAGCACCCAAGGCGCGTAGGCAATATTGTTCAAATTCCCCACGTGAGGTTGGTTTAGCCATTTAACTTTCTCCTTCGCTTACCTTCATTAGAAGTTGGATGAACAAATTCCCATTCTTCGACCGGACCGATTTTATTATTTTCATAATCTTCTTTGGAGACTTTCTTTGTGGTTCCGTCTTTCAATACAGCGAAAAATCCACCTTGGTAATGATGGGTTCCTTCATTAACTCTTCTTTGATTATGTTCTGAATTCTTAATAGATATAGACTTTCCCATTCTTTGGTATGTGGTTAGTCCATCCTCACCAACTTCATTCATTTTTATGAGACGCCGTCGAGTAGATTCGACACCAATTTTCTCCTTCCATTCATCGTCGTTTTTAGTCTTAGATTGAGCCTCGCCGGATCTTTTGGCTATTTCTGGATCTTTCATTGCATTATCAACACCATACTTTTCAATCATTTTGCCACAAAATTCTTTAGAACCATACCAACTCTTAGAGACATTTTCTCTGAAATCTTCATTCTTAAAATTTCTTTTTGTAGACAAAGATAAACGTGTTTTAGTATCATCAGAATGGTGTTTCCCATAGAAAGGATTGTTTACACCGTGTCTATTTCCAAAACGTTTACCACTAGAATTAAATTTCTCACCTCTGTTATGTTGATTATAATAACTTTCGCTGAATACTGCATTAAATTCTTCAATCAATAAACCTTCAAGTATCAGAGCATCATGGTTCGAAACACATTTTATAATTTCTAAAATCTCGAATTCATCACATGTCCAATTAACTAACTTAGAAGATGTAAAATACTTTGTACCTAGATCAGCCTCAAGACACCCTTTGGCGGTCTTAGAGCCAATATATTTCATACCAGTTTTTATTTCTTGAATAATGTATACAAAAGGTTCATAGATACCGTCTATTCTCATTTTTCGTTCTGTGGCAAAATAATAATCTTCGTAATTAGAACATTCGTATAAAGGATAACAATATTCAGAAAATTCTGTTCTATTTGTTGGTCTAGCCATTAGACTTTGTCCTCTATAAGAGAAGCCATGATTGATTCAAGTTTGGCAATTCTAGATTCAAGAGACTCATTCTTTTTCTTCTCCTCTAAAATTCTTTGTTTTGCCAATCTTGCGGCATAAAATGCATTTGCATCTGTATTGATAACACAGCCAGTGGACTGATCCTTGACCAGTCCAGGCTTGCCTTCCACTTTAGCTAGTTCCATATTAGGTACCTAACGCAATTGCTCTAAAACGTTTACAAATTGGATATCTAGTTGCTGAATTGGATTTAAGTTGAATCATTACTTGGTATAAAGTGAACGGATTCATGTCTTCTAATCCATACTCATTTTCTAGATATTGATCAATCGAACCAGTTGTTTGAGTATTGATTGCATCAAGTTGAACCCAACTTGAAGATTCCAATTCATCTTCAGAATTACCAGTTCTACAGCTGATGACAATATCAGAACCATCAGGGCGCAATGCATCAATATAGACTTTTAGGGACATTGCCGGATTAGTTAATCCAGTGATTCTAGTTCTATAATTTGCATAGTTGTTTGATCCATCATTTTCAATTGTGTTTGGCTTAGTAATCATAGTAAATGGAGTAATAATGGTTGCACCTTGCAAATCAACAACAGGAGATACGTTTGGATTGGTTGAAGCAAGATATGCTTTAACCTTCAAAGATCTATTTCCAGATAGCTTAGCAGTCTCATCTTGTCTATTTGTGATCAACCAAGGAGTATTCAGTTCATTGATTTCACCATTTACAATTGACACATATGAAGTCATGGGAATATAAGGGGTCTCAGTTCCGTCAATTGATTGACCTGATGTGCCCAATGCTTCATAGATAATATTAGTCTTATCTAAAATAATTTCAGGAATATTTGGATTCAACAGTGTTGCCTGAACAGTATTGGAAATTGATACGGTGTTGCCACCAATGAAACCAGATGCTGTTGCAACTTCAGTAATCTGAATCTTAAATTCATCAGGTGAAATTACCTCTGTTACTAAATACTGACCATTAACAGAGGTAATTCCGTTTCCTCCAGTGGCACCGTCAATCACAACCTGAGTACCAACAACATAATTATGATGTTGTCTATGAATTATTAATTCATCAGACCCATTAATTGTTTCAATTGGATTAATGTCTAGAATAATTGGATCAAAATCAGTATTTTCTAGAACAAGTTCACCAACAACATTTGTGTTAAATTCAGCGCATTTAATTTCAAATTGAATATCTGATTGTTGATCTTCAGTCCACGTACTATTGTTTTGAGATTTAAACATTACACCAATAAATGGTTGCTCAACAATGTAACGATTTGTTCCTTTATCTTTTTGACCCATAGTTGCAATATGAGCATTATAGTTATTTGAGTTCGATAAAAGAACAAAACAGTACTCAGCTCCGTCCTGAAGATATACAGGATAGTCAAATGTAAATGTTGTAGCAATTGAACCATCACTAGAAGTATTAACTTGAGATGGATTAAGCTGTTTTTCACCACCTGGAACAATTCGTTGTGTTGGTGAACCATTCTCCATTTCACGAATCTCAATTTTGATAGGTGTTAGACTATCCTTAGTTGAGAAAAACGTGTTGATTGAAGTAATGAACACACCACCATCTCTCTCAACAAAGAAAGATTGTGCAATTGGGTCTGTATTGATTCTTCTAGTTGTTGTGGTTGTATTAATGTTTCTTGTTGCTACAATAGTTTGTCTGCGTATATTTCTTTGACCAAAAGAAGTAAAAGTAGCCTCGCCATACGAAGTAGACAATTCGGTTACATTATTTGGCTCGTCTGTAACAACTAACTGTTTCTCGCCGGTTCTGAACTTGATAGCAGAATTATTTGGAATTCTAAAAATAGCATTAAAACCACCATCACTATCAGTTATAACAGGTTGTCCAAATGAACCAGTGGTTGGTCTAACATAAGAATTAACATTCGTTCCATCAAAGAAAAAATGCATTCTTGACTCCGGTCTATTACCTTCTCCTGTAATAGCTACATCAATTGTTCTCATGAACGGAATAACAGAAGTATCAATTACTCGATCATTTACAATATCAATATTTGTTCTTACAGTAGTGTTGGTGGTTTGAACTGCCTGAAACGTTCTAACTGTGCTTGATGAACTTGAGCTACCACCAGTCCAATTTAATTGCCAAGAATTCCAAGTCTGTGTTAGTCTACCATTATTGAACACATGATAAGTTACATCTGGATTTGTGTATACGGTATCAATCCAACGGTCAACAGATGGATTCAATACAACGTTACCACTCCAACGATAGATCGCATAAGGGTTAACATTGATCGTGGTAGAACGTAGATTCTGCTTCAGGAACGTCTTTTGTGTGAATGGTAATGTAACAATACCACTATTATTTGCAACGTTTGTAGACGAACTAGAGTCAATTTGAAGATCAACTGCGTTCAATGAGAATTCTGGTCTTAATTCACCTTCGTCAGAAACCGACACGTGATATCCAGACCATGCAAAATCACCAACAGAATGATCAACAAATGAATCTGTCATGAATCCATTCTTGAACCTGTTTAATCCAGTTGTTGGATCTAAAATTTGTTTTGCTTCAGTTTCTTGTTCAAGCAGGTTCAATGAAACATAGTATTCTAGATTTGCTATACGATTTTCAAGTGTACCAATATCCTTCATTGTGTAGCGGCGATTGTTGATCTTTTCCGCTCTAATAGATTCAATATCACCAGTGTAAGCCGGAACTTCAAGTCTATATAGAAGCATAGAGTTTGCTGGAGTTTCTGGCTCTCTTGGATTTAGAGAAGGAACGCCTTTTTGTACACCAAACACACCATCTTTATTGACATACACTTTATCAATTCGAGATAGGTAATGTTCAACATCAGTTCTAATAATAGAATATGGTACGGGAATATTGCCAACAACGGAACCAACACCAGTAAAATTATCACCAGAATCAGAAATTCTTGGTCTAAAATCTAAAACATCAGATAGCTTATATCCATCTTCATTGGGAATATCTTCAAAATCAACATCAACATATGAATCAGGGCCAAAGTAGTCACCAGCAGAGTGTGCAAAATACTTAAACGTAACCGAAACTGGATATGAAACAGTAGAATTAGTAGTTAAGTAAGAAATACCATAATATGATTTGGTTTTGTTTTGTACAAGAGTGAATAAATCAGTGACATCATTAGAGTTAGAATCAACAATAGATTCAATCTCAAACACATCAGCCTTTTCTAATTGAACTTTTCCTGATACTTCAGACAATCCAGTTTTAGTTAATATTTGAGTTGTTTTTGTTTTCTGAAGAACTTGTTCTTTCGCAACTTGAAGATTGATTCTAACAGGCCGCCCAGCATTACCAGAACCAAAATCAATAGAAATAACTGAACCAAGAGGAGATCCCGCTAAAGAGTATTTGTCTGAGACTTCAACCAGCTCATCAGTATCCATGAATGATGCAAATGCAATGGTAGAATCCTGAGCAACAAACGTCTCATTTGAACTTCCAGACAAAGATACAATGCCGCTTGTGTCTGTTGTTGTATTGTATTGACGAACTACTTGATAAGAAGTATCACTGTTACCAAATTGATCATAGAGTGTTTTAATACCATCAACATTCAAATTGAATACAAGAGAATTGTTGACAGCATCTTTTAATTCTGCTTCAATGATATTACAACTAAATGGCTCACCAATAGATGAATGAATACCAAGAGAACTTTGAATGAATGAAGAATCTACAGTACCAGCAGTATTTCTAATGTTGAATAGATATAGACGATAGTTTGAGCCATCTTTTCTAACATATCGAATATTCGCTGTACCTAAAGCACTACCGCCTGGAACAACACCAGGAGTAGATACAACAACATCATAGAAAGTAATTTGTTGTAGAGTAGACGTGCTCGGAATAATATTTAAATCAGACACTAGAATATAATTGCCAATAGCAGCGCTGATTGAACTGTTATTGATGATACCTGTATCGCGAGCCTTATCTACTTCAATAGTTTGAGTAGAGTGATTCTCAATTCGGTATCCTTCAACATACGCTAAGCCAGATTCAATACCAACATTGAATTTAGATGAATCTATTTCGTTGTCCTCAATGCTAATACCAAAAGAACGAACGGTATAATTACCAGACTCTTCAAATGTGCGTTTTGCAAGAGTATCACCCAATTGAGCATAATCAGATCCTGTATACTTCCTTTGAATCTGTCCATTTTCAATTCTAAAGATCTCAGCAACATTATCTGGAATAGAATCAATATCGTCAAGATCGTATGATACTAGTTTTGTATCAACTTTTAGTCGATGCGCGCCTGGTGCAGTAAAGTTTGGAGTCCCCTGTGCGTTATCAAATAAAGTAGAGTCTTCATTTTCGGTAACAGCCACTTCATTAAATTCAATACCAACAACTTTTGATGGTGTGACACTATATTTGTCAAGTAGAATGGTTTGCCCTTCTATCGCAACAAAACGACCACCTAAGTAATAAACACCAGAATTGATGGTAAATTTAGATCCCTTTCCAGTAGACAGTGCATCACATTCACCAATCACGTTATCATTCAAAATGATTTCAATTAGCTCATTTGTTGAAAATCTAGATTGTTCATAATCAGTTGATGAACTCAAATACTCAATGTAAAACGTTGAAGGATCAGTTCCTTCAGGAGCAACAAACTGTTTGACGTTAGCTTCAATACCAGACTCACCACGAAGAATCAATCCTTGGTTTTGAAGAAGATCTTGAATAGTAGTAAAAGTTGGAATATTAACTTTAACATATTCATAATCTAGATCATAATTATGCTCACCTGGAATTACCATTGAACCTTCTTCAAATACATGGTCACCAAATCGTTTGATTTGTTCAGCAAACATTGATTGAATTTGATTCAATTCTCTAACTTGTACTGCACGTGATGGAACAAATA